TCTTTGCCTCCAGCTTTGAACCTGCGTTCCAGTTCTGCGTGGGCAGGGTCGGATTCAACACCCCGCGCCCGAGAGAAGCGGATGTCTTGTGATGCCGGATTGAACCGTTGGGACGGAGGAATGATGTTGCCGGACTCGTCCCTCGTAACCAGAGCGGCAGACTTGATCTGCTCTGGATTAGCTACCGCAACCTCTTTGAATTTCCTGTAGTCGCTACTGATGTCTCCTTTCCAGTTTACAACAATCGAAGTTGCGATTCCTTTATCAAACAGGAACGAAGCCGCCTTCCCTGAGTCGGGAGTTTCTATTGTTTCTTTATCAAGGCCAAGTGCCGTTATGTCTTTTTCGGTATACCCTTGAGCAAGAAGACCGTCTCTTTGCTGCTTTTTGCTTTCGACTGTCTGCCGCACAAGGATTCCAGCCCTTCTTGCTTCCAATGTATCAGGTCTTTTGTTTCCAGTTTTGCTGTATGCGGAATTGATGGTTTCTTGGAGATCAAGCCAAGACGCGAACTCATCAACAAGCCCTCTTTGCTTTATGAGATCAAAGGCTTGATTCGCATTACTTAGCGTGATTGGCTTGCTGCCAAGATCAATCCTTATTAGATCAGTGCTTCTGGTGATGTTTTCAGGAAGCTGGTTGAATCGCGGAGATGACGCAAATGCGATCACATCCTCAACTGTTCCGTCGAGAACAGCGTAATACGCAGCGCCGAGATTGCCGCTTCTGCTCGGGAGTAGCGGAACCCCTTTATCGTAGAATCCGGCTCGCACTCCCTTTTCCTTATATGCAGAGCTGTCTGCCGCTTTATTTATGATTGCCTGCAAAGCATCTGCATTCTTCTCTGGATCTTTCGCGAGTTCAAGATACTCAGCATCCATCTCGGTTGTCACCCCCCGCGCCAGGGAGTATTGCTCACCCATTGTAATCCCAGTAGGTCTTGCTTCAAACTTTGCGTCTTTAACAAACACGCGGGAGCCAACCATGATTGCTTCAGACCCACCAACCACGGCATCCTTACTGCGGGTATCCACAAAATAACTGGAACGAATTGGATTGTAGCCGACTTCGGTCCATGCATTCGGATCATTGATGTCTGCTGGAAGATCGGTAATTGGTTCGTAGTTTCCTTTAACTGTAGCTAATCGAAATTTGCCAGCACCCTTTGCGATAGTGATTGCCCCGCCCTCCCGCACATCACGGGTCATGAATTTCGGATCTTTAACCTTGGCTATTCCGGAAAAAGCCACAACCTCTCCAACAGCTTTGGCGGAATCCGCAACAGGAAGGTGAGTCGTGATGGCGTAAACCGTGTCTCCTGCTGCCGTGGATTTATTGTAAGTTGGGATGTCTATTCTGAATTCATACTCAGAGCCAGACTGTAGCCTTTGATTTCCAGCACCGTCAATCAGTCCAACTTTTCCAACTTTATCCGATTGTATGTATTGTTTGATTTTATCGTCAGTGGGGATTGGGTCCGCCCCTTTGGGTGTAAACGGATCAAGCGCATCCACCAAGTCTGCATATTCACCAGCAGTGATCTCCCCGTTTTTCATTCTCACTGCCGCAACAGCGAGTTGAGGATTCCGCGCAATGACTTTATTGGATGTGGCTTTGTTGAAAGCAGTTTGCTCTTCGCTTGTTCTTGGGTCGTATTGCCGCACATCCCCTCGCGCCCGAGACTGCACGACATCCGTGTTCGACAGCCGGACATCCCCTTTGTTCTCGCGCATCAGATCAAGCAGCGTGGAGTACGACTTCTCCGCATCCGATCCTTCTGTCGTCTTTTGCCCGGACAACAGGCGCGTGAGAGAGTTGACGAACCGCTCAAAGAAGTTCCGCTTGGAGCCCTCCTTGTACTCGGACAAGAACTTCTGGAACGCCTTGCTGGTTGTGGCATGCGCGTGATATTCGGACAGGCTGGACACTCCGTACAGGATGTCAAACAAGGCGTAGTTGTTCTTGCTCGCAGCAAGTGCGATCAGCTTTTCAAGATCCGTCTCCTTGGTTTTCAGTACGCTTTGACCCAGCGAGATTGCGTTCTTTGTCGCCGCCTCCATCTGCTTCTGGAGATCACCAAGAATCCGCTTCTGCGCCTCCGTCTGTGGATCACGGATGATCTTCTCGCCGGAAGCGTGGACGAGTTCGTGCAGGATTGTCTCCTCAATCCCGAGTTCGTGCGGGCCGTCGAGGTTGATGTACGCCGTGTTCGTCGCCGGATCGTACCATCCGTTGACTCGCTCATCGCCCTTCTTGATGCGCGGATCATTGCTGGCAACAAGAACGATGGACGTTCCAGATCCTTCCAGCACGCTCAGTAGATCCTTGGCGATGCGAGCATGGTGTGGCTGCGGAGGCTTGGCTGCGATCTTCTTCAGTGCGCCGATGACAGACTCCGGGTCGTTGGACTGAATCCCGAGCTTTCCGATCTGCTTTGCGATTCCAACCTTCCTTGCCTCGCCGGGAGTGATCCGCTTCTTCTTCGGTTTCTGGCGTTCCTCTATCTCGTCGTTCTGCTCATCCATGAACACGACGACATCCTGCTGCTCGGGTGGAACCTCTGGTTTCTGTTCCTGCTTCGCCGTCTCAACTTTTGCTGGCGATGGCTGGGAGATCGAGTCAAGCCAAGACGACAGGGTTTCGCTTGGCGAAAAGTTCCCGCGAACCGCATCCCATAGGCGCGTGAGCTTCGCCGCTAGCTCGGAGAAGAACTTCTCAATTAGAGAGCGCGGCTCTTCTTTTGTTGCAGCCCACTTTGCAACTTCGTCCGCAAACCACTCAGAGAATTCGGAGCGGTATCTTTCCCACGAAGAGTCCCTTTGCCTTGATGGCGCTGAAGGATTCATCCAATCCTCATCAGTCATCCACTCCCAAATACGGCGCTGATCCGCTACCGTCGGGGTTCCGGACTGACCGTACTTTTCGCCAAACCAGTTCCAGTATTCATCAACGATTGCGTCCTTTGTTTTCTTTGGTGCGTTTTCGTACTCAAGCTCCATGATTGCATGGCCGATTTCGTGAGCCATCACGGATGGTTTCCCTGTTTTTCCAATAACGACGGTCTTATTCGTCTTGATCCACATCCCGCCAAGCGTACTGTTTCCGTTAATCAATTCCTGTATATTTGACTTGTTTTTGTTGTAAAACAACTGCTCTAGTCTTGTCGCCTTTCCTGAATCCAGCTTTGTTTTCCATTCAGCATCAAGGCTCGCCATCGCCTCCTCTGGAGTGATCGCCTTAACGCCAGCGACCTTCAGCGCCGGGAACATTCCAATCAGCGCATTCCCATAACCAACCGGATCAGCCTTTACTTCTTCGGCTTGCTTGGCGCTTTCTTGCTCGGCACCCCGCCCTCTTTGATCCACTTCCGGCAGTCCCACTTCGGGTCTTTCTTGGCGAAGCACGCCCTCATCTGGCTTTGGTTTTTGAACGGCATCGGGTTTTGTGGGTTTTGGTTGCTTTGCTTTTACTGGCTTTTCAACGAGAGCTTCTGCGGCTGGCGCTTCCTCTCCTTTGAACACGTACAGTTCGCCTTCTTTGACGTAGCCTTTTGGGATGCCTCCTCCTATGGCGTTGATGTAATCCTGACCAACTGGTTGTTTATCTCGAACGGCTAAGTCGCCAAGCTGTCTGATTAGCTGAGGATTTGCGGCGACCATTCGCGCTGTTTGTTCTGCTTTTCTCTGCTTCCGCTTACGGTAGTCGGATTTTGGATCAACTACAACTTCGTCCAGTGGTATTGGATCTTGAAGCCCCTGTAGCAAAACCATCTGCTTTCCTTCTGCGGTAAAGATGTTGTCAATGCGGCGAGTAATTCTGTCGTCTCCTCCTTTTACAAAGACTTCATCTCCTTTTTCCGGGGTCATCTGTTCCGGTTTCGTCGCATCGCGGGCGGATGGCGCTTCCTCTGGAGCTTTCGTTTCTACTGGCTGTTGCTCCGCCGTTGGCTCGACAGTGGTAGGCTCGGCAGCCTGCTTCACCGAAACTTCCTCCGCATTTACAAGTGCAGCGGGTTCGGCGGCTGGAGTCTTTACTTCCACAATCCTATTCCCAGCATGCATCCCGGCATACGCCTCGTATCCAGGAACGTCGTCGCGGGGTTGCCAGAGTTCCAATGGAAACCGCCCAACCGCAGGTTCAGTGTAAAAAGGAACTTTAGTCCCAGATTTTTCTGCGCCGCGCTTTCCGTTACTTATCCAAGTGAGAGTGGCTGTTCCGTCTTTAAGGACGACACGAGGCTTCGCGCCTTCCGGGTAGTCTACACCAGCAATTGACAGGGCGGAAGCCGACGTATCAAAGTATACCGTGCGAACAGACCGCTCCTTTTTCCCCTTGTCCCCTTCGTGCCCCGGCAGGTTGCGTTCCGCCTTGACCCGTTCTGTCGTTCCATCAGGAGATACTGTGTAGACGCTACCCAGCTCCGTAACAAAAGTTGCCGTCGGGGATGCCGTGGTTGGCGCGACATCGGATTGCGGTGCGACATTCGGCGCGACATCGCTCGGCGCTTTCTCAACGACAGGCAGATTGAACTCAGGTTTCGGAAGTCCTGCTTCTGCCGCTTTTGCAAGAGCCTCAAGCGCTGCCGCCGTCTGACTGGTGTCTGGAACATCCGCAATCGCTTTCGCTGTTTCTGCTGCCTGTTGAACAGCGGGATCAGTGGATTGGACGACTGGTGCGGGTGCCTTGTTTTGCGTTCCGCGAACCAAGTTGATGACGGACATCGGAGACACCGAAAGTCCCGCCTTGACGCTGCTGAATGAGGCGGTGTCGAGCTGCTGATTAAGTTCGGATGGCACATCTTTCCAATCAAGCGAACCCTTTTTTTGCAGCTTCCTCTCCATTATATCAGCAAACAATTCACGCATATCAGGATCAATCGAAGCAACGCCGCTTTGAATGCCTGAAATGATTTCTAAAGACAGATTTTGATTGGGCGCGGGTGCTGTAGGCGGAGTTGTTGGCGCAATCGGCGGCGGCGCTGGTTGCGATGGCGGCTCGACATCAGGCGCAACAGTCGCATCGGCTCCAAGGATCTCAGCCTGCATCTGCTGAGCGGTGATTCCCGGAGCGGTAGCTCTCGCCTGTCCGACGACGTTCGATCCACCACCAGCGATAAATCCAAGAAGTCCGGCGTACAGAGCCTCATTGATAACATCCGAAACCTTGCGATTCTGCGCTTCCGGCGATGGGTTGGTTGCGTACTGCGAGATCAGGTTGAGCGTCTGATCCAATCCTTCTTCGACGCCTTCGTGGAGCGAGTCCTTGGCGATCCCGCTGGCGATACTCCGAGCAAGCTGTCGTCCCTCTTGCGTTGTCAGCACATCACGAACCCCGGATTTCACAATGTCGCGGACTGTGAACTCGCCAGCCTTCCGGCCCATGGACGCAAAGTCTTCCACGCCACCACGACCGAGTACGCCGAACGTATGCGTCAGCGCCCCAGTAATTGCGCCTGCCGTGATGCCTGCCGTCCGAGCGATGCCGATGGATTCCTCCGGGGATTTGCCCATGGCGCGGACCTCGGTATAAACCTGTCCGAAAGTCGATCCGGCGGAAGTGAGTCCAGCGTAAGCGGAACCGATTGCCCGTTGTGTGCCAATGCCACCCTTGAGTGGATTGTTCGACATCGTCCGAGCAGCTACCTCCAGCGCCCCGGTCGCAACATCGTCAGCAGCTTGAGCCGACAGATTTGGAATCAGCTTCGCCAGTTCCGTCTTCAGTGCCGCCTTCTCGCCAGTGACCATTGCTTGCCGAATCGCGGTACGGGCTGCGGCTTTGGAAAGACCAGTCCTCGCAGAGAATGCCGCTGCCTGAGAGAAGGACAACGCACCTCCGCTCATGATGCCGATTACCATCTGAACAGCAAGGTCCGGAAGAATCCGCGCAACGTCACCAGTCAGTTTGATTGCGCCTGCGCCACCAGTCCGATTGGCGACAGCTTCCTCTGCTTGCATCTGCCCGTTCTGAACCATCGTGGCGTAGCGAACATCCTCGGCATCCTTCACGCTTCCGAACATCCCAAGAATGGCGCTCGGTGTCATGATGACATTCATCCCGCCTTGCTCTAAAGCAGTTCTGGTTTGTCCAATGAACTCACCAACGTCGTCGTACCAAGCCTGATCCTTCTTGTCCTTGTAGTACCGAGTGATCGCTTTTGCCATGTCCTCCCGTTTCACAACGTCCTTGGCGTAGTCCTTCCGGAAGTCATCCCGATTGGCGAGCAGGTTGTTGTAGATGTCACCAGCAACGGCATCAGCAAACTGAGTCCGCGCTTCTTTGGCAAGGTTCTTCGCTTCGTCCGGCGCATTCGCCTTATCGACAGCGGCGTTGTATCCTTCTGCATCAAAGAACAGATTCGGATCTTGCACGCGAACTTCCGGTGCAACATCCTTGTTCTTCACGCGGACGGTGGAGTCCAGTTGCTTGACGTACTCCTCAACGCTTGTCGCCTTGCTCACCCAGCGGTTGACGGCGGTTGGCGCATTCTCAATCAACGCCTCCATGTAGTCCTGCTGGACTTGCTCATCGCTCAATCCGTACTTCTTCTGGTACTCGTTGATCGCGGCGAGCGGCTTGTATTGAGCATCAGCCAGCGGGTTGTACCGAGCGTTCGCAGCCTCAAGTATGGACGACTCCATGTCCACATACTCGGGATCAACGACACTCCACACGCCTTCCTTGTTCTTCTTGAGCGCCGGGGACTGTGGAGTTCCGATGTCGGCACCAAAGACTTCCGTTCCTTCTTGGATCGCATTGACCACCTTGTCGGCAACATCCCGCGTGATGACAGAGTTCGCCAGTTCGCGGCGGCGGGTAACGGTCGCGGACTTCTCCATCTCGGGGCGCAACCCGGCGTAGAGCATCTTGATGTCTGGCGGCGCATCGGATTCAAGAATCGCTTCCCTGTACTTCTGTGGATCGTTGACGATTGTCGGATTGAACACCATCTGCCCGCGAACGAATGCCGCGTTCCGCTTTCCTTGCAGCACCTCGCCCTGGATAGCGTTGTCCTCTGGCGTTGGCTTTTGCGAAGCAAATGCCTTCTGCGTATCCTGGAATGCCGTGGAGAACGAGTTGTAGTCCGCCAAGATATCCTCATCGGATGGTCCGACAATGTCATCGGACGCAAGGTTCTTCCGGGTGCGGATGTCCAGTAGCTTGAATTGGCTGAACGTATCCGGTTCGTCGAAGTCTCCATCTCGGATTCCCTTGGCGATTGCCTGCTGCGACCACTTGTCATATTCAGCAACCCTCTGTTCAGCCGGAAGCGAGAAGATGTTACTTTCCTCGGCTACCTGTTTCCAAGGCTTGATGGGTTCTGGCTGAGGTGCGGTGCCAGTCGAAGTCGGAGCGTCCATGCGTCCTGTAATTACGGGCGCAGGCAGCAAAAATCAAGCAGTCAGTTTCAGAAGAGATCCAACACGGTCTTCTTCTCTGGCGCTTTCTGTTCGCCTTGGAATCCTGCCGCCTCCTTTTGCATGTCCAAGATGCGAGCCTTTTCATCTTCCGGAAGATCATCAAATTTCTCACCCCTGATGTATCTTTCCATGGCCGACTGCATCATCCGCTGGCGAGACAGATCAAGCCGTTGCTCCGATTCACTCGCCCTTCGCTGCTCGCGCTCAATCTCCATCTGCCTCCGCTGGTTCTTCGCCTTGGCGATGTACTCCGAAACCTTCATCCGATCTGCGTCATCCTTGATCTTCTCCCCGATGTAGGACTTCGTCACCGGATCAAAGACTGGCTCGACGTACTTCCCGCGCATTGCGGCGTTGGCATTCGGGTCCGTTTGCAGGATGGTGTCGATGGCATCCACGGCTTCTTGATCCTGCTCAAGCTGAAGGGCGCGGACATACGCTGCCTTTCTGCGGGCTGGCGCTGGCATCTTCGCCAAGGACGGATCTTCTGCGAATGACTCGTATGCAGTGAACGTCCGAGGGTTGTTCGTGATCCGCTGAAGCTGACGGACGTACATATCATCCGAAGCCATACGATCCGTTTCGTAAGCACGGCGCTGTTTCTCAAACGCGGCTTGCTCGGGCATGTCCTGCATTTCCTGCCGAGCTTGCGCTGTGCGATATTCGTTTGCTACTCGCTGAGCTTCTTGCGCCTGCGGCAAGTTCTCCATATCACCGAGAGCCTGCTTCTGTCCGAGCTGAGCCGACGCAATCGCCAACTGTTCGGAGTATGGAAGGATTCTGCCCTGCGATGCAAAAGACTGCCGTTGATATGCGCCGCCAGCCAGCTCCGTTGCTAGCTTATTCCTGCGGGAGAGGATGTCCTCGCGCTCTGTCATCTGCTCACCAAGCAATGCAGGCGAGTCGTACTGCCCAAACGGAGACATGGTTTTCAACGCCGGGGATGGCGGAAAGAACTGCGCAGGCTCCGGTTCTCCGAAGAACTCGGATCTGGCTCTGGCGATTGGTTTCGGAGGAGGTGCCATCTTATCGGAGAGGTGGGGCGTATGGCGTTGAGTCTCGCCAGTTTACTGTCGGTCTAGGCTTAGGTCGCCATTCATTTCTGGTTTTGATTGTGGCTGCATTTCTCTTCCTCATTGCATCAGCGAATCCTTGGGTTCTTTGTGGCATCCGTCCAAGCATAAGGCTTTCATTCCTACCAGCCAGTGTGGAATAGTACGCTTCGTCCTCAGCCTTTTCCACATTGGCAGCTTTCTGCATAGCGGCAGCAGACTCAAATTGACCAGACTCCAGATTCGCGACCTCCGCATCATACTTCCGCATCTGCGCGTCCGTCTCTTTGTCGTAGTTTTCCGAGAACGCTTTCTGCTCCTTCCCGAATTGCACCCGGCTCGCCCAGCGGTCTTCTGCTTTTCGCTTCGCAGACAGATCGCGGTCAAGCAACTGAAGTCTCCTCTGCTGTTCTTCTTTCTGGCGCATCACCACGGTTTCCGGCTTTGCCTCGTACTGCTGCTTGGCGTTTTCGTAATACTGCCTGCCAGCATCCGTCATAACTGGTTGACCTGCCGTATTCGTGAACGTGAGTTTGTTGGACTGCTGCTCTGGTGGTTGCTCTGGCAGAAAATTACTGGTAGCGCGAAGCAGTTCCTTGCTTCCAAAGTCATTAAGCGGAACCCCTGCCTTGTATGCAGCAAGCAGGACACTGTCTTTTTGTTCCTGCGTTTTCGCTTTACCCCAGATGTCCGTAAATTGACTTGCGAGTTCAGGACGCGGAGCGGGGCTGCCCTGCTGTTGAGCTGGCGTAGCTGGAGCGCCACCAGGGACTGTCGTCGAAAGCGCAGCTGGCGGAACCCTCTGGCTGGACGGAGCTTGCGGTGCCATGTCTTGCGCTGGCTGCATTGGTTGACGCTGAGCCGCTTGCCGGAAGTCATATCCACCAACGCCGACAGCTCCGCGCTGGGATGCCTGACGAAAATCAAACCCGGCGAGCCCAGTCTTCTCTGGCTGTTGCCCTGCGGCGAACATGCTTTGCTCGTACCTGCGCTGCCCGGTTTGCGCCAACTGATCGAAGGAACCAGAGACTCCGACTGGCATTCCCATCTTATCTGCCTGCTGAGCAACGGTCATCGCACGACCAAAGTCTCCAGAAGCACGCGCCTGCCGATACTGCTTGTTGAGCAAGGACTTGTCCCGGAAGGCTGTTTCTCGCGCCTGCCGCATTGCTGGTGATTCGGAAAGTGAAGCCATGATTAGTATCTGGATGGAAGTCCTGGGATTCCTGCTCCCCATATCTCAAACTGCGGGCGACCTTTCGCTCCTCCGCGAGACTGGCTGAGTTCAAGTTCAAGCTGCTTGTTGACCTGTGACCAGTGGAAAGTTGCGCGATCCAAGTCTGCATTATCCTCCGCCGTGACGGCAAGGAAAGCGTGCTTTAGAACGGTGATGTTGTCGATGTGAACGACATCCGTGTTGGATGTGATCTCTTGGAACTTCTTCTTCACCAACGCCGACACTCGCCACTCGTCTGTGGTTTCGGGCGGGGCCTGCGGAACTTTGTACCTGCGATACTCACTGACGTTACTGCCGGGGATCAGCACTGCGTAGATGATGTCATCGGCATCGGTGACAAGAACCCGATCTGGCATGGATGTGTACTGAATGCTCTTGATTGCAACGAGCGGGGATGCTGGTGTCAGCGTGATGGTTGACAACCCGTTGAGCGAACCAGTCCAGACGACCTTTCCTGTATCGGTGATATAATCAACGCGGATGGTATCCGATGTGTCCCACGTTCCGGAGACGAGCGTGAATGTCAGTGCGTCCAGCCCTTCAATCGGCAGATCGGACAGTGTCGGAACAAAGCCTTCGTCAATCAGGCCGTAGATGTACGACGCCGGAGACTCGACGTAGCCAGGGCCTTTCCGCTGGTACTCGTAATGGATGCTCTGGATCTCAATCGGAGTATCATTCAGCCGCGCCATGATGATCGACTCGTAATCTTCCGGCAGGCAGAAGTATCCGGCGCTGGCGTCGATGTCGATCTCGTCCTGCAATGCCCGCCAGTTCCCCATGTCGTACAGCCTTGGCATCACCTGATTCAGCATCGGGATGATGCTTGTCGCAGAGGAATGCCCGTCGTTCAGCGGCAGGTAAGCCGAGAGGAGGCTGTTGATTTGGGCGACGGTTTTCACTTGCTGCTTATAGTATCCGGGATTGCGTAGGAGTCAATGGGTCAGACGATGTCGAAGCTGATTGCGAAGTCGCTTTGCTGGGTTGGGCGCTGGATAGTTATTGATCCGAAGTGAGTCTGCGTCAGCGATATTGCGCCTTCCGTATCGACTGAATACTCTGCAAGCCTGACTCGCGTGTGGGCTGCGTCGTTCGGCGGGAGAATTCCCTTCGCGATTGAGAACGCGACAGTCGCCTTGGATTTATTCGCCATGCCTGCCGCGTAGTTGTACTCGCTTACAAACGTCACCGTGCCGAACGACTGGAGCGTTGCCGCAATCGGATCTTCAGACAGCATGAGTTCAATGTAAATATCCCCCGACTCTTCCGGAAGAAATCCAGACAGTGTCGTCTGTGGAATTGTGTCCGTGGCATACGATGCACTTGGAGTTCTTTCCGGGGTCCGAATCCTGCCCCTGTTCACAACAACGACTCCATCAATTACCTCGCACTGGAAGTCGAATCCCTGCACAAAGTTGACCTCATCCTGCGGGATGGATCGCGCTACATCCACCTCCAGCCTGTCGCGGTCCACGGCAATTAGTGTCCCGAGATCACTTGGGATAACTTGAATTGCGTAACCGGGAATGATTGCCATTGCTCAGCGGAAGTTCCAGCTTTCGACTTTGGTTTCGTATGTCTGCGGGAGAGTGATAAGCCCAAGATGGGATTGGCTCACAACACCATCCTCGTCGATGTCGGCGAGTCGGATGCGGATCTTGTTGTCTGCCGGGAATGACGGGAACTCTTCTGAGTACACCTCAAACAGACTTGCTTCGCCGGGAGATAGAAGCTGAACGAGATCCAACCCGGACCATTCCGTTCTCAGGATAATAGTTGACTGGTAGTTGTTCGCCTCAATATACGCGACACTGTCGTATGTATTCCACGGTGAGTCACCTTCTCCTTTGAACACGGTTACTGCAATTGCGATAAAGACTGAACATTTTGGCGAGTCCGGATTGACGCTGAGTTGACCAGCAATCACCAGCGTCTCCTCGCTTTTCCATTCGTTGCTTACGTAGTACGAGTTGAGAATGTAGCCGCGATTGATGTCAATAACTCCGTCTGAGTACGACACGCGAAATCCCATGCCTGTGAGCGGATCATCCTGCGGAACTTGCTCTACGGATTGGATTGCTTCCTGCACGACCGAGTCATTTACAGATACGATATAGTCGCCGTTGACCTGCTGAACGCCGATACCTTCGCCGGGAATGATTGTCTCTTTCCTTGAAATCGGCACAGCAATCCTTGGAAGCCCGTCCGGGATTTCATTTGGGTCCAAGAGATGATTGATGTTCAGCGGGATCATGCTGGGATGTACTCCGGCGGGCTGTAGACGATAACCTCCGTGCAGCGAAAGCCGCCTTTGTACGGCTCATTCTCCGAGGACACTAGAAGTGACTCAGGCCAATCTACGTAGTTGGTAGCATCAACCACCATCCTGAAGTTCGCAGGACCGTAGTCTGGATTGTTGTCTCCAGTCGTTCCGTTGAAATCGTATCTGCCATGCAGGCAGGCAGGGACGAAGATCCTTCCGATTGGCCATGATACATTGATCTCCGTCGGCTGCATTGCTTCGATTGGATTGACAATCGGCGCACTCTTTTGCCACCAGATACGAACCTTTGCTTTGCAGATCCCACTCCAGGCGCGGCGCAAAGTGAATTGGTAGAACAACTCTTTGATAAACGTATCGCTTCCACGCGGCATCCTGCGATTAAGACCATCCCACCTAAGCGCCCCCGGTCCGCCTGACGGAAGGACTGCGGGCCATACGAATGACCTTGAGGTTTCGTACTCTTTGACAAGTTCCGGCGATGCTGTTTCACGCGGAGTCTCGCGTGTGACGATTGACCAGTAGCGATTGATTGGCTGAACTTCGATCTGCTCGCCGGGTGTTTCGACGTAGTTGATTCCGTCATTTGCGCTGACAACAGAAACCGTGTAGGGAACGTAGTCACGTAGGTTGTCGTCCCATCGCTTGCCGCTGACACTCCCCGCTTCGTACTTTGTTGCTGTAATGCTGCGGTTTCCAGAGTTGGTTCCTTCTGGATCAACCTTAGAGTTGAGGAGCAGCATCCCGGATGGTGCAGACACAGAATCCAGCGCAATGTCTTCCGGCGACAGGATGCGGTTCATGTCGGTCCTAGTTTCAACATAGGACAGGAACTTTTCCGGCGGCATCTTCCCAGGGAACTCGCGGGACTTCCCAATGACGCTATTCTGCGAGATAACTGGATCTCCGGCGATGTTTCCTTCGTAGATGCGGACGATCTTCGATGTCTGGTTCTGATCGTCAGCGGACTTTATCTGCTCGTTGACTAGGTACAGATTGGAGTACCCGGAGATCGGGCACTGATCGAAGTTGTCTTTCCGGTACGTGTCAGCAATCGTTCGCGGGAGATCCAGCGTCCATGTGAGTCGGACCCAATTCTTGTCCTGGATTGGACGCTCAACGGTGTATCCGTTATCAACCTGCCCAAATCCATTGCTGCTTGCTGTGTCTTCCGATCCGGGAATAACATCGTACACGCGAGTCACCTCAACGTACAGCCCGTTCAGCTCATCACCAAGCGGACGCTCAGACTGGGCAACAAGAGTCGCCTGAGTGATCGCCTCAAACTTATACGTGAATACTCCACCCGGTTGCAGGTATCCGAACTGCCCGCCTGGTTGCAGGTATTCGTAAAGTCCAGTCAGCGTATCACCTGGATCAGCAGAGCCCAGAGTGAGTGCGTTGTCTCCTCGCGGCAGAATGTACTTCCGTGTGATGCGCGGGTACTTGATCTCGCCGCCGTATGGGTACGTGATCTCGTAGTTGTAGTCCTCCTGATCGCTTCTGTCTGCCGCGTACAGGAACTCAAAGTACAACCCCTGCTCATCAGCGACACGAACGTAAACCAGCTTGTGATTCGGATACTGGGTCGTGTCCGGATGCGCCGTTCCGTATGCCGGGATCGCAGTCCTTGTCGTCTCAAAGCTCTGCCGGATGATGACATCCGCAATCTTCGGCGTCGGGTAGACCCTCGTCCTTTGCCGCTGCGGAGCTTGAGATGTCTGCCGTGGAGCTGCTGGCATTACGATGTAACGGCTTTGATGACTGCGAAGTTGATTTGGATTGCGGAACCGCTTTCAGCCGATCCGCTGCCATTGTTGTTGGACACGGCAATCTTAAAGTACCCAGAGCCAACCTCAACAATAGAAGCCTGCGTATTTCCGCCGTTTGTTCCGCCGCGAATAGATGCGACAACCACATCCGACTGGGCGACCCTGCTGTTGTTCACTTGAAACACAGCAACGGCTTCGTGAGCGATTGATGTTCCACTGAACATCTGCACCATACCGGAAAGCGTATTCAACGTGACCGCCGTCGTCTGGCTTGTGATTTGAGTGACTGTTCCACCAGCGCCAGTGACGTATCCGATTGCTCCACCACTGGATGAGATTGCACCCGTGACAGCAAGGCTTGTTCCGGTTGCCGCTCCGATCACCGGAGTGACTAGAGTTGGCGATGTCGCAAAGACGAGTGATCCAGATCCTGTTTCACCAGACATGCCAGCCGCAAGATTTGCGCTGGATGGGACGGCAAGGAAATCTACAATCGCTGGCGCGATTCCTCCGAGTTCACTAAGCGGGTAGCCTGTGCAATTAGCAAGATCGCCGCCAAGAACTTCTCCTAGTTCGCAGTCGTTCAGTGTCTTATTCGACAGTGTTTCAGCCCCAGCCAGCGTTGCCACTGTTCCAGTTGTCGGAAGCGTGAGTGATGTCGCCCCGGATGTCGCAAACGCGATATTGTTCGCACCGAGAGTTAGTACGCACGATCCGCTGGACGAAACAGTTACATTGCCAGACACGGTGAGCGCCGCTCCATTGGAGATCGTGAGCGTAGCACTGGTTGCCGGAGCCGTGATCGTTACCTTGTTGATGCTGGTCGCGGTCGCCACTCCAAGAACCGGAGCCACCAATGTCGGCGTATTCGCAAAAACCAAAGCGCCAGTTCCGGTTTCATCACTGATCTTCCCAGCAAGCTCAGACGAAGTACATGCAGCGAAGTCCGAAATCTTTGCAGCCGTAGATGCCAATGTTCCGGATGTCGGCAGAGTAACGCTCGTTGCGCCAGTCGCAGTGATTGTAACGCCGTAAGCGCCGGACAACGTGGCGGATGTCCACGCCTGAGAGATTGGTAGATCAACCGCAGCACGCATCGCCGTTTTATCGGCAGCTTGCATAAACGTGTGAACCGAGGATGAAACAGTGATGTCTGGCATGGTTTATCGCTTCCCTTTAGGGAACATGGATTTTATAATTGCTGTAACCTTGTGAATCAACCACCAACCGTTCATTCCAAGCATGAATCCAGCAGCGGCCCAGGCTTCCCATGCGCGAACAATGTGAGCTTCGGCGGTAATCCACCCCCACTGCAAAAGCAGCAGATAGACTAATTTTGGAGCTAAACTCCCAGCCATCGCACACGCCAGAAAATTTGACATCGCTGGTCCGAAATCCCTTCCTTTGTACCTTGCTTCGATCAGCGCAATCAGGCTCGCCAAAATTGCCCCGAGAGCAGCATACATATCAACTGCGCGTGGTTGTTCAATAATCAACGCCGTAGCTGGCAGTGCAAACGCAGTGGCGATTACAGGGATAGTGAGTGCGGCTGTGAGAAGGGGCATTGGTTTCCTGCGTGTGGTGCGATGTTTTACAGGTATCGCCCCGATGGTTGCGGGGAACGACTGATGGTTCATGGTGGCGGAATTGTTGGACCGATTGGCGGAATGATGATTGGCTTAATCTTGCTCAATACCCATTTACAGTAGTCGCCATAAAGTGGCCCGAGAGCCTTAACTACTTCTTCAACAGCTTCAACCGCTTTGACTATTTTCTCCACCTGGGAGGGAGATAGCGGCGGCGGCGTGATGATGACTGGCGGGCGGACTGGTCCGGTTTCCGTGACTGGTGGTCCTGAGTCTTCGGTGGTGGATTCGGTCATGGTGTTGGTTTAGTGAGGATTTCTAGTTTGCGGGGAGTTGTCAGGATGCCGACGGCTTCGAGGAGGTCGAGTCCGCCGGAGACGTGCGGGTCGTCGGAAAACACCCGGCCCGCCCATGTTGAGAGTCGAAGGAGGAGGCGGCGCACAGTGGGGTGCGTGCTGTTGGCGATGGCTTCGGTTTCGTTGACGCTGAATTCGGATAGGAAAGCCGCGGAATGCTCCCAGACTTTGCGGGAGTCAGAGACTATCTCCTCTTCCGTTTTTTCCCGGATGATCCATTCGCCGGATTCCCACTCAGGCGCATGCTGGGTGACGGAATCGTGCGAGGGAGGAGCAGGGAGCGGGAGCCATGCTTCGGCTTTGGGGTTTTCGGCGGCTACCCATGCGGCGTATACAGCATCGTCGATCTCGCGCGTCTCCCCGGTACTGATGTTATAATAGGTGTTCATCCGATAATTCTGGGGTGATTGAAAACGGACGCGGCACCGACGTTACTGATTGACCTGGCTCCGCGAAGATCCTGCCGCTCGCGGATGAGTCGCGCGTCAAAAATCAGGCTCGACGGCCGCACCTTTGCTGCGGCGTATCCCACGCCTATGGACGCGGCCTGGCTCGCACTTAAAGCGGCAGACCAAATGCCGACTTCCGCAACTGCACCGTTGAAATACGAATCTGTAACACCTGACGCCAACCGCCTCGCGCCAATGGAAATTCGCTCAAACACATTACCTCCTGGTTCTGTCAGGACTGTTGTGTTGGTTGCAACCTGAGTCCCGTTTACATACAGCCTTCGCATAGAGGTAGATTCGGCTACCATCACGATACTCACCCATGTGTTTGCGGAGATCGCTGACGGTGCCGCCATTGAGCCTGAGACCGGCACGGCATTCCCAAAGTTGAGCTGTGGGCGGCCTGCGTTGAATATCAGATTGAATCGGTATTCGCTATTGGAAAACGGCCCTAGGTGAAGAACCGCACCTCCAGCCGACGCCACCGCCGGACGGGCAAGAACTGCCAGCGAAAAAGGCACCCTCACTTCAGGGCAGGTGCTGACCAGTAGCAGCTGAGAGGATCCGTTAAATGAGAATGCCATGTCAGTTACCCCGGATTTCAAGGAGGATCAATTCGGCATCAAAGGCGGCGGTGTCACCTGCGGCCGCGGCGTCTCGGTAGATGCGGATTCGGAACGGTTCCCCGGCCATTACCCCGTCGATATTTGTCAGTGTTATTTCCGTAGTGGTGGTGATTCCAGCGGTGCCATTGGCGGTGCCGCTTGCGGTGTGGGCTGAGTCCCAGGAGTCACTCCGCAGGTCTGTCGTCATACGCTCGATTTGAGCGGCCCAGACCACGTCGCCAGAAGGGGTCGCGGTGTCGAGCTTCCATGTGATTTCAGCCTTCAGCCCGCCGGTCAGGTTGAATCCTTCCGGGATCAGGCCTGTCCAGACTGCAAACTCGTTAGTGACTGGATCGAAGTCAAGGACGTCAACCGGGCTGGTTGAGTTGGTGGTGTCCCTCGTTGCAAAGTTGGCGGCGGGAGGCTGGCTGTTAATAGGGAGAAACGGCGGGAGTGACTTTGTGCCGGCGGCTGCGGTTCCGTTGGATGCTGCGGTGATCCGCCCCTTTGCGTCAATTGTTACACTTGCCAGCGTGTAACTCCCAGCCGTGACTCCGCTTGTGTCGAGAGCCCAGACTGTGCCGGAACTAGAGACGATCACATCACCCTTGTCGCCATCGGAAACTCCAGCGCCACCCGGAGGAGCCTGCCATGAACCATCAGCACGAAGAAAATTAGTGGTGCCGCCGCCTGATGCTGGAACCACCCCGGCTGCGCTTGTTCCAAACGTCGCAATCGTAATTGACGGAGTAGTCGTTCCGTTTGCAACAGAGATTGGAGCCGTTCCTGAGACGCTTGTAACCGTGCCACCACTTGAGTTTGCAACAAACTCCAGTCCATCTTCACTGCTTTTGACTGAGAGGATCTTCCCGGACTGACCAGTGTATGTGGTTGGAGCATCATCCAGATCAACAAAACTTAGTGCGTCAATCTGCGCCTGCAACTCACGGATCTGAGTCCCAAGCGAATCACGGGTTGTCTGAGGGATAGATGAGCCATCCCAGACAAACTGACCTGTGTTCGGATCTAAGCGGTACGGCATATCAGGATTTGTAGAGAAGTAGCGTTCCGGAAGCGATGACCAGATCGTTGATATTGCCGAATAACCAGGAATTTGCCTTGAAGGTAATCCCGGCGAGCGAGCCTCCGACAACATTGTTTACAGATGCTGAAACTACAGCGCCAGCTTCGTAGAAAGACAATGATGTGAGAACTGTATCTGCAATGAAGAAAATTCCGCAGTACGATCCGGCTGGCGGAGATGCGGCAGCTCCATTATAAATAACTGGTGATCCTGTTTTCCCCATGAATTGCGCAACGGCATTCGATGTGATCTGCTGATGAGGTGCTGAATATGGTACTGCCATAGTATTACGCAGGGTAGACGATGATTTGACCTGAGTCCAAAAGAAATGAGTAGATGTTCCCTCTTATGATTGTTCCTGCTGGAATTAAAGTGATGCTTGATATATTTCCGCCGCTTTCTCCGGCTACATCAACTGAAAGATCTTGGTTTTCCTTAGCGCTGTAAGCAGCGCTATTTTCGTTTACGTATATTTTTAATTCAAAAAACACACAATCCTGTATGCAATAAATCGCTGAAATTGGAAACTGAGGATCAGGTGAGCCGTAGTTGTAAATCCTCGGAGCCGCCGTCTTTCCCATCGCTTGAGCGAGCGCATTCGCAATGACGTGTTCGTCGTTTGCTGCGTAGGAAGCGGACATTGTAAAAGTTTCGGTTTGAAGTAGGGGTGCCAGCCAACTTGACTGACACCCCCGTTATTGGTGAACCACCACCAAATCAGGCAGTCAACCCGAGGCCGCTCGTCACGCTGATGGATGGAGCAGCGAGGACGGTTGGGTCCGGACGACGGTGGATGATAGCCCAGCCGAACTGGGTTTTCATCGGCTTGGAGGCAAACTCCAGGATGCCACGGAAGTAACCGAACGTACCATCCGGGTTGGTCGTCTCGTTCCGGATATTCTGCCAGTTGAAGTCACCGATACGGGTCGTCGGATCATAACTGGTTCCAGCGCCAAGGCTCGTCGTGGAGTTCCGCGTGAGAGCTTCCATCACCTCCGGATGGAGAATGAAAGACATCTCGTATGGGGCCGTGTGGTATGCAGGGTTTTCAACCCAGCCACCTTGGCCGTTCGTCAACGTAGTCAACCGCCCAGTCATGTCGGAACTGAACGGAGTCTTGTCAATCAGAACGGTCGTCGAGGACGGGATTGCAAGCACCCGGAATGTCCCGCTGTAATCACTGTCGGAAGCAGAGGTTGGCGCAATGCTTACGACCGATCCGACCACGAGTCCGTTTGTTCCCAATTCCGTAGAGCCGTTGTTCGTAACGGTAAGTAGCGTTCCACCAGTTGCGGTTGCCGCAGCCGTAATCGCAACGTCAATACTTCCGGCTTGGTACGTCCATGGCGGAACCTCAGTGAAGTCGTACACGGAGCTGTTCAGAGCCAGCGTGAAGCGAGGAACTTCGTGATCCAGCGTGTGCGAAAACCCACAGAGCGAACGAGTCACCCCGAGTGGCTTTAGCAGTTCGCCAGCGTTACCCCAGCGCAAGTCGTTCCGAGTACCAGCCTCACGAATGAGGTAGTCGCTCGTTTCTGGCGAGGTGAGCAGCGGGAACACCGGAGCGCCATCGGACATGCCGCCGCTGTTCTTGCCTGCGCCGTTCCGGCAGAGGCGAGCATAGATGTCACGGAGAACACCGCCAGTCAGGACCGAGTGCTTCGTGCTGAAACCGCCGGACGGAGCCGCGCCAGTCATGTTGAGCTGAGCGAGCGTGAACCCGCGTAGTGTCGCAAAGTCGGTCGCGCCAGTGACGGAGGCATCAGCAAGAGAGTTGAGCGACCCGGATTCAGGCGTGCCAATACATACTTTGTTGGCGCACATGCGGAAGTATTCCTCGCGAGTGCGGTAGCTCCAGACGCGCATGCCTGCATCAAGCAAGCAATCGTACAGCATCTTCATTTGTTCTTTAAATTGGAACGAGAAGGCTGCGTCACGAACGTCGATCCGCATGGACTCAACAGCGGTCCAAGCGAGATTATACTCACGCAGGCGTTGCGTCACTTGGACAACAGCGGCTGGAGGAAGACCCCGAGAGGTGCTGATGTCTGGGGGCGTATTGCCTGTGGCGGCGGACGAGAACCCATGAGCCCGGTGATTGGCCCAAGTCCCCTTCCCGGTAGTCCCAACAAGCGCTCGTTCGTAGTTCAGGACGCGGATCGAATCGCCCATCCCGTCAGGCCAAAGACCACGTTTCACAACGCGAGCCCAAGGAGAGACATCGTAGGCGTAACGGAAAAGACCTTCACCGATCCGACCGGATTCATTGATGAAGTTTTGTTGGATGATTTGCGATCCAGTAGTGGAATTCGCTGGTACGGTAGTAGAGGGCATGGTGCTTGGTATCTAGGTTGGTTTTGGGAACGAGGTTTCTTCCTAGTGTCAGGAATTGTTTGTTTTCCTCTCCTTGAGCCGGGGAAAGCACGCATCCGAAACGGACGGTTGTTTATGCTCAGGTTGGTTCCCAGTAGATTCTCGCCTTCTGGAATGGCGCACCGATACGTGTATGCGTATTTGGAAAATGTCAACGAAATCTTTGAGGACGCAAGAAAACCCGCCAGCGTTGTGAGCGCATGACGGGTTGCTGGTTGATGTGATTGATTAGAGAATCCCGACGGCTTCAAGGAAGCCTTTGCCGTCCGGTTGTCCTTTCGCTGCATTCGATGCAGACGGAGTTCCGCCTGGACGAGTCCCGCTAATCTTGCCGACCTCCTTCTTGTACGACTCAATCTGCTTCCGTAGAGCGACAACGGTCTTGTTCATGCGCGGGAGAGCGGATGCAGCAATGATAGCAAACGCCTTCTCCTCGGTCGTCATATCCTCAAATGAGGTAGCGCTGGCTTCTTGTTCAATCTCCCGGATCACGTTTTCTGGCGGGGTGTCATCGTGGACAAAGTTCGCAGCAACCTTTCTGACTTTCGCCATGTCCGATTCGACTGCGCGGAGTTGCGCTGCCTTCATCTCGGTCTTCTGCTTCTCCGTCATCTCGGACTCCCGCTGAGTCAGCTCCTTGTATGCCTGCTCGGCATTGGCTTCTAGCTCAGCCTTGCGGCGGGACACATCCGTTGCGGCAGCATCAAGACGGGCAAGTTCGTTCTGAACAATGCGCGGCAAGTGTTCAAACACATCATCGAACTTCTTGGCGCGAGATTTCATGTCTCCGTCAGCAAAGGCATCGAAAAGAAGATCCTCGGAAATTTCGTACTCCTTGGCGATGTTCTGGATGCTCTCACGGATGTGATTGATTGGCTTCTCCACCTCATTCTTCCACGCGGAAGTCTTCTCAATCTTCCAAACGTATGCCTCCTTCTCCAGCTCCTCGTACTTCTTGCGGAGTTCGTCTGCCTCTTGCTTGAGTGGATCTGCATCCCGTAGCTTCTCGCGCTCAGCCAGTTGCTGCCGCAGTTGCTCAACTTCCTTTGCGAGAACCTTCGCCTGCTTAGCTTCCGCCCGAAGCTCGCCCCATTTGTACGAAGCCTTCTTATCGGACTTGATCTCTTCCGGCGTATCGTCCGCCTCTTCCGGTTCAGCCGCATCCGCTTCCGGCGCTTCTTCGTCATCTCCGAGCAGGGCATCCGCACCCTTCTTTGTCTCTGCTGTTGATTTTGGCGTGGACGGTTTCAGATCCAGCGTTGGCACTGGTTCCTCGACTGGCGTTTCGACTGGTGGCGCGGCTACTTCCTGCGGGTGGTCGAGGACGTTATTGATGACGGAGAGAAAGTCTCCGGGGTCCGAAGACGCGATTGCTGATGGTGATTCCATTCTGGTTTTGGTGGTGGTTCTGACTAAAGTTTACTCTTCCAGTTCTTTTCCGTATTGATCCCACCCAGGCGGAATCGGCACGGACTCAGGCTCAGGAATATGCACTTGATTCAGTGCTTGGAAGACTTCTTGGACGGACTGGTGTTTGAACAACCTGCGTGCTGCCACGATGTCATGTTCTGCTGCCCCGACTTTCGACAATGATGCTGCACTCTCAAGGAATACCAGTTCCGATATTTTGCGATACGCTTCGGAGTTCCGGATGGTGTCCCACTCGTATCTGAGGTTCGCATTGGATTTGAATTCCTGTTTGAGTTCGCTGATTCGTTTGTTGATGTCCATTTGATATTACTGCATTGTTCGTGATTTGGAGAGAAGTTCTGCGGCGGTTGTCGCATCCTTCAGCGCCGCTCCTTGGCGTGCCTTTTCCAGTTCGATCCGGCGTTTGATGGCAGCATCGGCAAGCATGTTCTGGCGCTTCGCATCACTGATCGCGTTCATGCCTTGGATCTTCACTTGGAACTCAATGATCTTCCGCTGCATCTCGCTGTTGATCTCCTCGGCTTTCTGCGCGGCTTCCGGTGATTGGCCTTCCTGCTGCTGGGCTGGCTGTTCCTGTGCGGCCTTGCGCTGAGCGGCTTCGATCTTCTTCGTTCCGTTCCAGATGATTTCTCCAGCCTGTTGCAATGCCTGATTGTACTCGGCAACCTTTGTCTCCACGGTCGGATCGTTCGACAGGATCGCCAAGTGACCGATACAGTGTTCGTGGATGATAATCATCGGCTGCACCGCTTCCTCCAAGCTGAGCGCCCCGGTTTCCACATCGTTGAGAATCTGTGCGATGAACGGAATGTGGGTATCCAAGTGGACAACATGCATGTCATTCGGCTCAACCGGAATCGGAGAGCCAGAGCGCATGACGAAGTTCTGCAACTCTGCGATCTTCTTGTCCACTGGCGGACGCTGATCTCCCGGCATCCGTTGGATGTACCGTCCAGCAACCTCGTAGGATTTGAGAGCGCCAGCGGTTCTGTCCCGCAGGTAGTTGTGCCGCCCTGCTTCGTCAAAGCTGCCGACATACGGAGCGATCTCATCCAGCATCGCATTCCGCTGAACCATAGAGCCGCTGCCGATTGCTCGCTCGCAGGTGACTGCATCAAAGTCAATGACCTCCAGTGCTTCCAGTGGGAACCCGCGACGAACGAGACGTTTGCGGAAGTCCGCTGCTTCTTTCCCGCCAGGCGTTGCATCCGAGTATCCGACACGACAGAGGCGGCGAACCGCTTCCTGCATCATCCGTGCCCATGATGGGTAGAAGAGATTGAGTTGAGTAGCGCCAACGCGGGACAGTGTTTCGAGTTCCGCTTGGACTTGGAACCGGGTCTTCTCCTGGCTCCCGCCGAAAGCGGAACCTCCTTGGAATTGTCCGGCCCGCTGATTCATCGTCCGCTCCATGTCCGCGAGAACCGGAGTGACGTTGCTTCCTAGATTCGGAGATGCGCGTTCGACGTACTCGGCAATATCCTTTGCCGGGAGCATTGTGTACGGCCCGAGAGTTGTATAGACGATCTTGTCGTATGATGTCTCGCTCAGTGGCTGAAGCATCACGCCGGACGACATGGCGGCGGCATCAACCAGCTTGGAGCGCAGACGATTGGAGACTTGAACCTGCGGGTAAATCTTGCGCAGGATGCCTGAGATGGAATGGTATGTCCCGTTTGTCCCGATGCCGTAGCAGAAGAACGTGAAGGCATTCCGCACGTTGTCGTACTCATGGCGGCGGACGTACATCCATGGATCGCGCTTCCCGTCATCCTGAATCGGCGTGTCGGAAACGAGGTACATCGAAACAGACCCGTCAAACTCTTGCACCCAGAGGTGAATCACCTCGACGGTTTGCGTTCTCCCTGCTGCCGTTGCTCCGAGATCATTGTTCTTAAACTGCGCCTGCAACCTTTCCCATTCAGTTTCGGACCATGCCGTTGTTGACCCAGCCGGGTGATCTGCACGTAGCATTGCCTGCTTCACCGCTTGGACATTCCATCCCATCTTCTCTGCCCGCTCTGGATCACGGATCTTCTCGTAAAGCTCATGCAGCTCGTACCTGCGGCGACATCCAGCAATCGTAATGCGCTCCTCCGACGCCAGTGTTTGTCGTGGAATGCAGAAGTCAGACAACCCGGTCGTCTTCCAGCGCCAGTCGATTGAGTCCTCCCAGTAGCCGATGCCGACGCCAAAGCAGAGCCAGTGATGAATCAGGTTCTGGTAGTTGAAATCAAATCCCTCCCAGCGGCGGAACGTCTTCGTCACTTCCTCGGCAAGCGTCTGTTCGTATTCGCGCCGTTGCTCCTCATCCTCGAAATACTGATTCAGTAGTGGGGTGCGAACAAGGTTCTCGACGGAGTTGACGAGATCAATCATCCCGGACTTTGTGAACTCAACGATGTTTTCGGCATCGCCCCAGTTCAGGTTTGTCATGCTTCCCTGTCCTGTTGCCGTCAGGACTGCCTGATCGTGAGGAGGCTCACCGTCCAGCATTGCCTGCTGCCTGACTCGTTGTGCCGCAGATTGCCTGTCCGCTTGAAGCATCGCTCGGTAGAGTTCTCTGCCAGTTGATGCGTCTTTGATCCGCTCCTCTGGTGCCGGGGATTCATCATCCGGTATGTTTTCAAGGAGTAAGTCGGCGCGAGAAGAAGTCATTTCTATCGGTAGGTTTAATCCGCATCTACGTAAAGTCAAGCAATAGCCATCCAGTCGCCGCCGCCGTTTGACCTGCTCACAACATCCAGTCTGCGCATTACTTCAAAGAAATCCTTCTTCGGCAATACAGACAAGCCGCGCTCCTTGGATTGCCAGTGGAATCTCTCACGGCAAGTTTCAATACAAAGCATAAGCGAGTCAGCTTTGTCGGGCGAGCGACCTATCCGTAGCTTCATCTTCAGCTTCGGCTCAACCATCATCCGTTCGCCGTCTGCGCCTTTCACCATGGAAAATCGACGGGCTTTCATCTCATGGCACAGCTCAGGATCTTTGCGGAAACCACTCAACTGCCCGCCGCGCATAAACTCAATCCCGACGCCCCATAGTTCCGAAACGCGATTAGTGTACTTCTTGGACGATGGAGTCCGATCATTTGACGACACTGGACGCTCCGTTGCCCTGCCGCCAAAGTTGATGCGCAGGATTTCCTTTGACATAAACTGCGTCAATCTGTCCACCGTGCCAGTGGCGCTGGTGCTGTCCACCGCCAGATTTCTGTACGACACACCCTCTTTATCTAGGATCTTCTTCACTTCAGCGCAGATTTGATCCGTCCTAGGATTCATCTTGTCCGCCGCATTCTCATGAATAGCGTAGAACTTCTCAAGCTGGAGGCACATCACGCCGTCGATTGTCTCACCAAATAGACAAATGCACAGGCTGGTTTTGTCACCGCCGCTAGAGAAGGACAAGTCCAGCCCCGCAATCTTTGTTGGTTCTTTCTTCCATTTGACGGATTCCTGCATGTACGCATTGAAATCCGTGTCTGTGTAAATCGTATCCTCGGTGCCCTGAACCGGGAAGAATCCTCGATAGAAGCGGTAGAAGCGGGCAGAGTTTTCGCCATGCTGCTGCCGGAACTTTTCGATCTTCTCGTAGGTGAGCATGTACTTGTAGATCACCTCTTGCTCCAAGTAGTTCGGAGACTGAAGAACATCGAACCGGATGGCTTTTCCGTACTTGGTATCCCACTCCATCATGGACTCATCCAGTGTTGCCCAGCCCTCGACAGGCTCGCACATCAGACCGAACGGATCTTCCCTATCCTTCGGATTGCTCATCGCAATCATCTGGAACCATGGATTTGAAATCAGGTTGTCGGACGCATGGAGGACAGCAGGGGAGAGTTCGCAGAGTTCGTCCGCAATCAGGATCACCCTTTCGTTCTTCAACCCGACAAGTTTTTGCACAGCGGACGCTTCCTGCTTCTGCTCAGCAGCAACGAGACAGATGGATGCGGCATCATGCGCCACCGATCCATCCTGCGGCTGGTAGTGGATCATGTTCAGCGACGGCTTGACCTTGCCGAGTCGCTTGTACTTGTCCGGCAGCTTGTTCCACAACTGCATGACGGACTTCCAGATCCGCCGTTTGGCCGCACCGATGGACGTTGAGGTGACGAGGACGAGCGTGTTCTCTGGGTCCGCAATGAAATTGACGATGGCGATGATCGCGCCGCCAAAGGACTTGGACGACGAGGAGCATCCAGCGACTGCGAGGAAATTGTGTTCGCACGACTCCTCCAACATCTTCTCCAGCCAAGGGTTCCACTCGACGACGTTCTTCCCTCCCGTGTTCCAGAGCAGATCAATACACTCCCGCAGATGCTCGTACTTTCCCATCCCTCCTTCCCCTGGAGTCAACCCCCGGATGAAAGCCGACAGCTCAATGTCCAGCCGCGAGTACCCAATTTTGCCGTCCCACCATTCCCCGTAGAGTTCGTGGTAGATCCCTCCGTTTTCGTCCAGCCCCCATGAGTCGTAGTCGAACAGCGGTGGCTTTGGAGAAAGCCCGCCTTGTCTTTGGATGACTGGTGCGACCATGAGTTACAGGAAAAAGCGCCAGTCCAAGGGTGTCTTGAACTGACGCTCCGTGATGTCGGCCACGAAATTAGGTGGTCGTGATCGTGATGGCGTCGAAGACCGAGCAGAAACCGTAAGCGAACCAGTTGGTTCCGTCGCACCGAAGCTCAACTCGGTCGCCAGCAACAGCCTTTGCCGTGACGAGTGTGATGGTGTCGCCGCCAGAAGTCTCAAGGTCGCCATCGGATGCTGCATTCAAGTCGGAGCTATACACCTGACCCTTGATGATGTTGGCGGACCCGCTGGTGACGATGGTGTAGGAACCTGCGGACGGGGCCGTGCCGACGATGAACTCAAAGCTCAACCCAGCGGCAGGGAGCGGAAGCGTGGTGACAAACCCGGCGGCGAGTTTCAGGAAGATCGTCTTGCCTGCGTCATCAGTAGTGAGCGTGGCGGCAGCGATGTTGTTCTGCCCAACACCTCCAACCGCGCCAACCGCAGGAAGCGTGATCTTGGTGGGGGCGGATGTGACAAACTCAACGGGGTTGCCCCCTACGACTAAAAGAGCGGAATTCATTGGCGGTGATCGGATGGGTTGTTTCCCGGACAGTGCATCTCGGCAGGCTGGATGTCAACGCTGAAATACGTGAATGCGGATTTGCGCCAAGAATCTACTTGACGATTGTAGCGGCACGCCGTAAACGACCTCTCGTTACTGAGGGGTAACGGCAAGATTTCACGGATTGGAACTTTATTCCGGTCGCAAGAACCCTGGTTGATTCCCCTCAGTCACCAGGGCTTTTTGTTGCGTTGGTACTGTTGAGCAAGTGACGCAGCAGGATTCCCAAGTCATTCAGCAGACATACTACCCGCGCTGAACGGGAATCTTCCGGCGAGGCTAATGCTGCCCTACTTGGAAAATCTCCCCCACGGGACTGCCGCCAGCCCGTGTAGGAGAACGCGGGAAACTAAAACGCTTCCGATTACGGAAGAGGGCGCTGTGCGCAACCTGGGTTTGGAGGTCGTGATCGTTACGACCAAGAGTTCCCCAGCCGCGTGATTTGACAAATCCCACCTCAGCACCTGATGCGACGGTGACGACGCTATGCGGACGTTATCTCTTCAGCTTGTCTCCTACTGCAAAACAGAAGGCGGCAGCTTTCAACTCCGGTTCCTTCGCTTTCGGACTATTACTCTTCTTTCGTAGAATCAACACAATAATGCAGACAACAATGAACTCAACGGACCAAGAGGTGAAACTAAAAGGCAATTATAATAAACAAGTTGAGCGACGATTTGGTCTTTTACATGAAGCGGTAGAAGTTGACGTGAGCAGCAAAACCGGGCTCCGGTGGAAAACGCGGCCTCGCCACCATTTTATGACGAATAACGCATGGGCGGTGTGGAATGCGAAGTATCCCGGAACAACAGCCGGGACAATCGTAGTTGCTGGATGCAAGAAATATTGGGCTTTGAGAATTTCGCGCGTTTCCTACTTGGCGCATCGGGTTATTTATTTTCTCGCACATGGAATTTATCCTGGAAGTTTGCAAATTGACCACCGGGACGGAAATGGCCTTAATAATAATCTGGATAATTTAAGATTAGCAACAAGCCAAGAAAACAATAGAAACAAAACAAAACAAAAGAACAACACATCTGGTCATACCGGGGTTTGGTGGTCTAAAAGAACACTGAAATGGAGAGTTCGCCTTTGCGCTGATGGTCGTCGTTTGAATCTTGGTTCTTTTTCTGACGCAGAAGAAGCCGCCATTGTTTATCAAGCCGCCGCCCGGGAACACTTTGGCGAGTTCTACCGTCCTTCCTGATACGTTCTTACGTATTTGAAATAAACAGAACAAGCATAAACTGCACGATATATGAACTCGGTAAAATGCAAAGAAACAAAGGAACTTCCAGTAAACGCAATCCGCGAATCACTGGAGCTGGATCTATCCAGCAAAAGTGGGCTGCGGTGGAAATTCAGGCCGTGGCACCACTTCAAGACGGAGTCGTCGTGGAAAATGTGGAACACCCGGTTTTCAGGCAAACCCGCAGGACGGGTAGTTGTCTGCAACGGCAAGCGTTACTTTTCCCTGTGCTTAAATTACAGGGAGTATCTGGCGCACCGGATTGTTTTTGCTGCCGCTAATGGGCTTGATCTTTTGAGTTCAAATGTAGATCACATCGACGGGAACGGACTAAACAACGATCCAGCGAACCTGCGGCTTGCGACGGTAGCAGAAAACGGGCGGAATCGCGGCGCTCAGCGCAACAACACCAGCGGGAAGAAGGGCGTGAGTTTTGAAAAAAGAGTCGGAAGATGGCGGGCAAGTGTGCAGGTTTCCGGAAAACATGTTCACATCGGTCACTACGACAACCTCGACGAAGCCTCTGCCGCATACGAAGCCTCTGCCCGCAAACACTTTGGCGAGTTCTACCGTCCTTCGTGACAGCCAAAAAACCGCAACCCTTACTTAAAACCAATGGACACAAAATCAATTTCAGATGAGGCTTTGGTGAATCTGCCGCCTTGTTCGTTTTCATCCGAAGAGATGCAGCAAATCAGGGATGCTTTATGGAAGGCTCGCTGCGACATCTGGCAAACCGCCCGTGTTGCCGAATACAATCTGACAGGCAAAGATCCGAGCTTTCCGAGCGATTCTGCGGATGTAGCCCCAAATCCACCAAGACTGATTCACCGTGCAGGATTGGATGCGTCGTATGCTGTTTTTGAAGAAGTCTGCGCGGCCCTTAAGATGCTGCATCATAAAATACAAACTCCGTCATTGCGTATTTGAACTCAACTAAACAAGGCTGTACTGCTGAACATGAGCAAAACAAACACACTACCGAAGATTGAAAAAGGCATTCCGATGCCGGAACCGATCAAGAAAAACAACAACGTGAAAGCAATCTTGGATGCGATGGGGATTGGCGATTCTGTCCTTGTTTCAAAAAAGCAATGCAACTCACTTCGCGCTATTGCCTGGATCAACAAAATCAAGGTCGCCACCCGCAAGGTGTCCGAAACCGAAATGCGAGTCTGGAGGATTGCGTGAGCATTGAACAACTCACGCAGGATTGGCTGTGGGATGCGCAGGTTTTGCGAGATGGCTTGTGGTTGTCGTTCAACGAAACACCATTTGAATCTTACATCGACGCCGAGGAGGAGATTGACGTTGCGGTGAAATTTTCAACAAAAGCAACAGCATTCAGAATTATCCCGGTGCTGCCATGAAAACGGTTCAGATTTGCCTAAAGGCAGGCGATAAGCCATACGAACTGCAAGGCGATGTGTGTGGAGATGAAACCTGCAACAAATGCGGGCAATCAATCTGGGCTGCGGATTTTGATAAAAACCACAGGAACGGATACAAATCCGACCGCAATCAAAATGCAAGACTGCACTCAGATGTCGTTCGTTTGAAAACGCTTTGCACTGGATGCTGTAAGCTAATTGACTGCCATTGGCCTAAGCAGATGACATTCGCAGGAAGCCCATGTTCCCCGCAAGAATACATGGCGAAAACACTTCAGTCGAAAAATGTCGGAATTTACTGCGATGACTGCATGGAGAGCATGCCGGATGTGAAACTGGAAGATATCCGCTTTGAATCATGAAACACACGTACACCATCGAAACCCTGTTTGGCGACAAATGGATGCCGCTCATCAAAGGAGAGTATCTGCAATACTGCCTCGGCTGGCTGGATCACGCGCAGGATGAAGCGCCGCGCCCTGCGTATCGGCTCGTCCGATCCGACGGGAGAATCCACAAGCTGCTGACGGAACGCGAGGATGTCTGCATTGGCATGGTCGCTGGATTCCCAACGGCTGAGCAATACGAGGCGGCGGCGCAGAGGGCGCTGGACAAGGCGGCTGCGATCCGGGAAAACGAGAAGCGGCAACTGGAGCGAGACGCGGCGAGGAGGGCGCAGCAATGAACGATCCTTGGAGAACCATGGACTCCGCACCAAAGGACGGCACACCGTTCGTCTGGATGCACTGGGTCACGGTTCTGTCTACTCCCGTGACGTACAAAGCCTATGCTGAAGTTGTTCGCCGAGTCTGGTGGGGGGAAGAAAAGAAAGGGGATGGGTTCTGGATGGGGCAGTCCATCAGTCGCTCAGAAGATGAGCTGAAATACGGATGGTGGATGCCTGCCGCCCCGTTGCCGGATGATGAGAATCAAGAGATCGAAAAGCCATGAAACGAAAAAGCAGACGCAAAGACCTGACGCAGATTGACCCAGCAAGCGTAGTCGGAGACATCCGCCAGATGCTGAAGTTCTTCCGACTGAGCCGAAACACGCAAGGGAAAACCAAACTGCCGCTGACTCAGTGGGAAATCGCAAAGCTGATGGGCTGCACCGATGGAGTCATCAGCAAGATCGAACACGGAGATCCGATAGACGCGAAGTACCTGCGCCAATACTGGGTAGCGCTTGGCTTCCGATTTGACCAGTTGATTGAACGGTCGGACGGGTGGACTATATCGGATGAATTGTTCTTCAAAGTCGTCAACAAGCGAGGGCTCGTCGCAGACAAAGCCGTCCGGAACGTCGGCAAAAGGCTTTTATCAGCCTATGCGGCCTAAGTATGACGAGCTGTATACGCCAGAAGGTTGGTGCCCCCGGTGCTGGCATCGCAGAGGCAGGGCGCTGGCGAAAGGAAAGTGCAGGTGTGTCACGGGTCCATGAGGCGCACGAAGAACCGGGCTTCCTTCCGATCCCGCTGTTTGAGCCAGACGCCGTCACCCTCCCGGCTCCCGGACGCCGAGGTATTACCTTCCACCGTACTGACAATGTTTGCCGAGTCGCTTATTACGAATCCGATATGACTGGTGTCAAAAATCATCAGATCACCCAAACGAAGTCGTTGACGGGGTCTTCCAGCCAAGCGATCCTGCTTTTCGTTGATGATGAAAATCTGCTGGTTCGCTGCAAGGGTTTGTGCTTGGACGCTGGATGGTGATGGTTTGTAGCTCGGATTCTCCCGTAGCTTCAGTTCTTTTTCGGCAGCAACCTGACGACCCCGAGCCCAAGTCGCCCAAGCGAAAGCGCCAGCAGTCTTTCCCCGCCAGCGTTCCGCCATGTCCGGCGTGAGCTTGAGTTGAGCCAGCACTTCTTTGTCTTTTAGCCATTCCTTTATGCAGTACGCCACAAATGCGGCGCAGTACGGAAATTTTAGTTGATGCCCATTCGGAATATCCGTAGCTGGCCAATACTTCGCAATGAACGGCGCTCTATTGTGGCTGATCTCGACTTTCCCGACATCACGTTTGGCGATGTCAACGAGTCTCTGGCGTAGGTGTAGGGTGCTCATAATTCAATTATCCGCATTTCCCGGCGCAAGCATCTCCCGTGGCGGCAGCATCTCATCGACGATCTCTTGTACGCTCGCGATCACACCTTGGTTGTCCGTCATCTGCTCCACGACCTCGACTCCGGTCCTGCGGAACAGGTCGTATGCCAGCACGGAGGCTTGCCCGATGCGCTTCAGAGTAAAATTCAGGTAGTCCTCACCGGGCATCTTGCCAGCAGAAGCAGGTATTCCGCAGAGCGAGATCCCCTCGTCGTCCTGCTCGCCCTCCACATCCGGCAGTCCGGCGATTGCGATGACGAACGCGGCGTGCCCGATTTCTCTCATCTGGTTGACGTATGATTTAGTGAGGTCTTCTGCCGATGGAATCATCCGAATGAATACGCGACCACGTAGATTTTGCAAACACGCGATTGCGTATTTGTCCAGCCAGCCGTGTGCGATAAAATGAAGAAT